GCGTCCATTTTTGATCAGATTGATGAAGTTATCGCCAACAAAGAGAACCGACACCGAGGTCACCTTGGTTTCAGTGGGATCGGTGATGACGATGAATACAAGATGTGGATGGGCTTTCGTTGGTGTCTGCCGTCCACATTTGGTGGGCGCATGCTGCGTTTGTTTGACCTCGGCCAGAGGATAGAAGAGCAGATCGTTGACAACATAAAGGACAGCGGCCTGATATCTATCGCATCGCATGACAAGGACGGCAACCAGTTTCGTGCATCGTTCTTTGGTGGTCACTTTGCAGGTTCATGCGACGGGCTGCTGAAGGGCGTGTTGCCATCACCAGAAGAGGAGCTTGTGCTGCTGCTTGAGGTGAAGAGTGCAAACGACAAGCGGTTCAAGGAGCTTGTAAAGCTTGAAAGCTACGAAGCCTGGAGTGAAACGTATCGCTGGCAGATTCACTCGTACATGGGTGCTTTGGGTCTGACCAAGTGCATGGTTGTTGTGATGAATAAAAACAACAGCGAAATTTACTCAGAGGTGATTGAATACAACGCCGCTATCTGGGAGCGCGCACAAGAGAAAGCAGAGCGCATCATCTGCAGTGACGTACCACTCAAAGATACACAGCGTTCAGAAAAAGATTGGCGCATGAAGAGCGAGCCTGACCTGTACAAAGATATCTACTACGGACGGCGTTTGCCTGAGTCGGTGAACTGCAGGAATTGCGTACACTCAAAACCGCTTACCGAATCAAATGGTGCAGTGTGGTTGTGCAAGAAGAGAAACCATGCTCTCTCGCTTGATGAACAGCGTGCTGGGTGCGATAAGCACATGTGGATACCTGAGCTAGTCAATGCGGATCACATGCCTGAGAGAAGCACAGAGGACGCCACAGCGTACAGAGTAGGCATCATCGACTTCTACAATGGTGTGGGGCCAGAGGATGGTGAGTATTACTACTCCAGCGCTGAGATGCGTGAGCTATCTAAGGTGCGGTTCAACGCTGAGATGATGATCGATGCTGAGAAGATCAGGGCAGAGTTTCCAGGTAGTCAGATCGACAACATGGATGAACGTCGGGTGCCGTTCTAGTCCCAACTCCGCGGATCTTTGACGATCAGTATTTTGGTGCCGGGGTACAGGGCTTCGACCAGTTTCTTTTTGAGCCTGAACACTTGAGTGATCACGCCTTTGGTATCTTCAACCACCACCTCACCATCGCGCTTGTATCGGAAGTCTGCTATGTACGAGCAGATCTTCTGATCCTCGCCGTTGACGGTGATCACGCAGGGGAAGTCCACCTGCACTTCAAGATCAGTCAGTTCGCCAGCTTGCTCTAGCTGCTTGAGTATCTTGTATCTAGCCGCTTCAAGCTTGGAGTCGAACACGATGCCATCGTATTCAACACGCTTTGCAAAGTACTTAGACTTTGTTCGCTTTCTTTTTGGAACCACACTAATCGATGCCTAGGAGTTTGTTCAACTCTACCTGCCTGAGAGCATCAATGCCACGATCAAACAACGACGTAGGCGCTTGTGCGGCCTGTGCTTCGGCTGCAGCCTGTGGCCTTAGTGCAGCGCCTTGGAAGTCTCTGTATGCGTTTGTAATTTGATCGAAGTCAAACGGATTAGAGAGCTTGTCCTCTGTGCCTTGCATTGCGATTCTGATGGTTTCTTTTGTGGGAAAGAATGCTTCAAACCTACCCGCAAGAACCTCTCTAAGCTTTGGAGTCTTTGCTTCCTTCAAAGGCTGAATGATGTCTGCTGTAGACAAACCAAGAGTTTTGGCGTCTTCAATCGCCATGTTGAGATCACGCAGCGCCTTAAATCTTTGTTCGTTGGCCGTGATGTAAGCCTGAGTTACTTTCTCCGCGCTCACATCGCCGCGTGACTTCGCGACTTGGTTGAAGATTGCAGATGCATCTCGGACATTTCGTGCAGCTTCTACACCGCGATAGTACAAAGTTCTTTTGACTCTAGGCTTGATCGTTTTCAGCCCGGTGAGTGCCTCCGCAAACTCTTGCGCTGGGTCAATACGATACCCTTGTCGAGTCACAGCACTTCTTGGATCCATGCCTGCGACAGAACCAATTGCTTTTGGAAAGTCTCCAAACTTAATACCAAAGTAACCTGTCTCTGGAGTTCCTACATCACCTGTAAGCCGCACTGGCAAGAAGCCTGGCGTTAATCCTTCGGCAAAGTGCGCTAAAGATTTAGCCGCTTTGAGTCCAAGAGGGTCTAGGTTGTTATATACAGGCGCGCCAAAGTCTGTTCTGTTACGAGCAACATCAAATACCTTTTGCGTGACGATTGACTCGTTTGCAAATGGAGCCGCAAACTCGTAAAGCGAATCTGTTGATGCATCAAAAGCTATCTCTGATAAATCTTTCTCAGAAGTCACTCCGTTTGCCACTGCGTTGTATACGGCTCTTGCTGGGCGCAACATGTAGTCATACGGGTTGGTGTATGAGAAGTTGTACATCTCGGTGATGTTGCCATCTTTGTCTGTGGCTATCGGTATCAGAGTAGAGTTCCTATCCCACTCGTATGCCATAGAACGCTTGTAAGCCTGCACTTGTTCATCATCTGCTCCAGACAATAACAAACCTGCAGTTGCCAGAGTTGAAGGAATCGCTACGTTTGTAGCCATCATCCCGGTAAGCCGCTTCATACCAATCGCTCTGATCTCAGGCGACTCACTGGCCAGTTCTTTGATAGATCGTTGAAGAATGTTCCCGCTGGTTCTGATGATCTCTGCTGGGAACGCGATGAAGTTACCAACGGGCAGTTGCCTTAGTCTTTTGATCGCTTCAGGCACTCTTGCGTAGTTTGGCACTGTATCTTTTACGATCTCAGCGGCCTCTCTTTTCAACGCTGTTTCAAGAGCCTGTGGTGTCATTTTAGGATCAGACATCTTAATGACAGGCCCAAACTCTAAAAGGTTTCTACCATCAGATACGGGGATGGCGGCATCAGGATTGTTTTTAAAAGCCTTCTGAAGCTTAGCCAATTCCATCTCAAAGCTGTACGCCTTCCAAACATCATCAGAACCTTGGTAAAGCTTTGCAGCAAAACCATTCTGGCGATTCTTAGCAAACTGAAATGCTTTCTCAGCTATCCTTGGAACGGTCTTTGTTGACTCTAATGCGTCGTTGAGCAAAGCCTCAAACTCACCCACCTTCGCGTTGGTATTGATAACGCCTAAATCAACTAGATCGTTGTAGTAATTTTCAAGATCAGCTTTGCTTGCTTGCGCAGCAGACTTTTCACCTATCTTAAAGTCGCCAACCTTAGTCAATCTTTGATTGAGGTTTGTTAAAACGCTAGATACAGACTTAGCCAATGAATCTGCACTGCCTATGTTTCCATTTGCGAGAGCAAAGAATCCCGCAGTGGTGGCATTCCTTATTTGTGTGATTGGGCTATACACAGTCTTTGCGACTTGCGACATGCCTTTGATTCCTAAGAACGTCGCATACAAAGGCATCGTGTTGGCTAGGTTGAATATGTCTCCAGCCTGTTCAAAAGCCTCCTGGTGTTCTTTCAATACATACTTACCAGCCAATGGGCCGTATTTAGCTCTATCTTTGTCTGTGATTTCTTCAAGAGGACTCTTTCCGCCAATGCGCGTATAAGCAGTTAAATTTGCGCCGGGTGGGATATCGTCAAACAAGAATTTTTTGTCTGCAGCTAAGCCCTCATTGTGAGCAAACAAACGCTTGTAGTAATTATCTTTTGCTATCTGCTTTGAAAGTATATCTACAGTATCAACGATTTTTGTCTTTAGCCCTGCCTCTTGCTCGGCAACATCTCTGGCTCTCAGAATCTTTGTGTTCTCACGGCCAATGACTTCTTTTGCGCCTGTGTATTCGCCTAAAAAGTCTCTGATCGCAGGAAAATTATCTAGCGTTCTGCCTTTTAAAACACCTTGGCCAACGCCTGAGAGAACTTCTTCGTCTATCAAATCCTTTGGATTGACGTTTGCATTGTTGGGCATCTTGCTCAACATGTTGGCTAGAATCCCTCTAGCTTTAGCTGGAGTAATGCGAGAAGCTTCATCCAACCCAGCAGTCGATTGAACCAACTCATCTATTGCTTTGGCTTGTTGAGCACCAGTTGGGGTGTAGTCCGTTTCTTTTGCTGCCCTGTATATTCTGGTGCCGTAGAAACCTAGATTACCCTCAATTGTTTTTATTAATTGTTGTCTTGAAGGCTCTTTCAATAATCCATCATTCTTTATCTTTACGATTGAATCACTGAGACCATCAATCTGCTTTCTTAACTGAGTTGCGCCATCAAACAAACTTAGATCTCGCTCGCTGCCAAATAGAGTTTTAGGCTTAGAGGCCGCAATCTTTCTATCAATATCTTTTAGCACTTTTGCGGCATTGTCTCGCACAACCTCACGACTGACGCCGGTTTTTGGCTCAGCGAACAAGAAGTCGTTTAGCGTATTGAGAATGGTGCTTTGATCTTGGCTGTTAAAAATACCTTCGTTTTTATTTGCGTAAGTGAGCGCATTGTTTATCTTTTCAACACCTTGGCGAGCAGCAGAGTTTGCAGCAGACACTTGAGCAACACGCATTTGTTCGTATTGCGCTGAGAACTCATCAGGCATTCTGCCTTGATTAGTTAAGAATCTGCGTCCTGTCTTTTTCAAGCTTTCAATTTGTCTTTCAAAAAAGTTAGGGTCTGTTAAATCAGGCTTCACTCCTACTGATTTAAACGGTGTGTTTGGGTCAGCGATAGCGCGTGCCGCTTCTTTCGCCATGTCTGTTTTGCCAAGAGCTTCTGCCGTAGAGCCAATCGCTGAAACGCCCAACCTAGCTATAGCAGGGACACCTAAAACCACAGCAGCACCCTCTGTGGCAACTTTCAATCTGTTTGCTAGGTTTGCTTGAGCCAACTCTGCAGCTGCAAGATCTTTGGTTTCTATTCGTTTCGTAGGGCCAGCATCAAGAAAGTCACCAAGCGTTTCTACATCAGGTGTTGTAGCTGCAACATCAGCGGCGGCAAATGCACCGACTTGTGCGGGTCTGCCTAGCCCTTTGACCACTTTGGCAGCAGCGCCACCAGGAGCAGCAAACTGAGTGATGAAACGAGCAGCCTCGCCTATACCCGTAGAGGTTTCAGGCTTGTACTTATCAAAGAACTCTCTAATAACTTGTGAACTGTTTTCTTCTGAGCCAGTGATTGCGTCAGCTAGTTCTGTTGGTAGCGTGCTGATTCCCTCTAAAGCGCCGACAAGACCAGCACCCACGCCACGAAAAATATCTCCAAAAGCAGATACATCTTCTTCTGCGAGTTGAGCGCCACGCTCTACTGATGGATTCTCTGCCGCCCATTCACGCGCTCTTTGTGCGGCGTATATTGGATCATCAGTAAGAACTTCAATGACCCTTCCGCTTCCATCAGGGACAGAAACAATCATTAGCTTAATGTTGCTTCTGGCTTAGCCTGCATCGCCACAATTTGTTCTAATTCCTCTTTGCTTAAATCATAGCCAGCTAAAGCAGCAAGACCTGCTATTTCTGATGGGGCTGGAGCAGTCATCCCCTCTAAACGCTTACCAAATAAAGTCAAAAACGTTTCCCTAGGATCATCAGAATCACCTAGCGCCAACTTTGCCACTTCTTCGTCGGACACATCATCTGGATATATCTCTCTCAACGCCTCAAAGTTTCTCATAAACGCAGTTTGATTCTGCTGTTGAGAAGCTTCGTATTCTGCTTGGCCAAGGGCAAAATCAGTAAGAAAGTTTCTATCTACGACGCCGGGGCGTGACTCTGCAGCACGAGCAAGTGCGTATTGAGTCTTAGGATCACCTAGATAATCTAACGCTTTGCCAACAGCACCAGGCTCGCCACCAATACCATCTGGCCCAAACAAAAACTTCATGATGCCTGACTGTTGGTCGCCAGTGTCATCGCCGCCACCACCAGCGACATCAGTTGACGTATCTGTAGGAGGTTCTGTTGTTGTTTGTTCTCCTCCAAAAGGTATTGTTGAAGCACCTGCAGCGGCAACGCCAGCTAAAGCCGTCTTGCCAGGATTGCGTCTTATTGCTCCAGCCGTGGCTGCAGGTATCCCTGCGGCACGAGCGGCAATGCTTGGCGGTGGGGGAGGAGTTGGCGCTTTAGCCGCTATTTGTTGGCCTGCTCCGACTCTGTAGCTTGACC